GCAGCCAGGTGCCTGTCCACCAGCGCTTTGTCCTGGGTGATCTCCCAGGTCGTCAGCAGCTCTCTGGCCACGCCCATGAGCAGCGTTGTCCTGTCGGGTTCGACCGGGCCTTTGTGCTTGTGGTAGTGAGGTTTCCATGGCCGCTTCATCCTGGCTTGGGACAGTCTTCGGGCACCTCGACCACGCACCACACTGCCGCCCACTGGCCACGCTCTGGGCCCGTCCAGCGATCAACGTATGCGTCGGGCATGGCCTTGAGCGACCTGGTGATGTCCCGTGGGCATGAGTCCACCAATTGAGACAGCTGCTTGGTTGTCATGCCGTCGTGGCCCTGCAGCAGCTGGCGCAGCTTGTTCGGTAGCGTGTTCATGCTTGCCCCCTTAATCGAATGGCAGCAGCGCAGTCCATCATGGTTGCCCGCTCGGTCTGCGCAAATGTTGGTTGATCTGGCCATTCCAACGGCAGGCTTTCACACACCTTTGCGCACGCTTCACGCTCGGCAGAAGCGACAAGGGCGGCAAAGCGTCTAAGTCCTCCATGTTCACCATCCATACCAACAAATCCAGCTTCTTGCGCCAAGCGGGTAATTTCTACTCTGTTTATGCTCATCGCTTGCCCTTCATCTTGTCCACCCAGCACACAGCGCAGTACCAACGACGTGGGCTGGTCTGCACGCCGCCCTCGGGTGGCTTCTTTTCTTCACATCGGTGGCACAGCTTAAATGGCTGCCCATTGACGCTGCTGCCCTTTAGGCTAACTTGGTGTTTTGCAAAACTCATTTCAATCTTTCGTGTATGTAGACCTCAATGCGCGGGTCAAACGAATATTCTTTTTCAATCACCAGGCGAGTGATCTGTTTGTCATCGACATAGACCACATGGCATGAATCCATCACCGCTTTGGCGACGTTATCAATGTCGGGCTTTCCAGGTGTCAGTTCCCCGTGAAGCGCCTGCAGCTTCTTTCGCTTAGTCCAGCTTGGCGGTATGCCGTAGAAGGCCACAATGCGCATGCTGATAGGCGTGGTCAGTAGATCCATGCCATTCATTGCGTACTTAGCCTGGCGTGCAATGGCGTTTTCATACGTCACAGTCTTTGCATCGGTGTACATGCGCACAAAGCCGCCCCTTGTGCTGGCCCTGGGCCTGCCCTTGCCAACGGGTTGACCAGGCACCACGAAGTAGATGGCGGCGCTCATAGCAGGCCCGCCTTGCGCATGTCTTCAACAAACGCCTGCACGTCAGGGCAGGGGATGTCGCGCCAGCAGGCCGCATCTCCCGTCATGAAGAGCGCCTCGGTCAGCACGTCCTCGGGGATCGGCTGGCCGTCCTTGGCCATGTCCAGAATCTTGGTGGCTTCCTGGTGGTTCATTGCTTCACCCCCGATAGGAAGCGCTCCAGGCGAGGCGTCAGCTGGCCATAACGTGGCTGCAGCTGGTCACGCACGCACTGGTCGATCAGGGATGAGATAGAGCGGCGCTGGTCTTCGGCTGCCTTGTCAAGCAGCAGGCGAGTTTCCGGGCGCAGCCTGGTGAGGAAGGGTTTGAGTGTGTTGTCCATGGAGCAGTAGTGTATATCGCTCCGATATTGGACAGAACACCTAAGTGACTGATTATTTGCTGAATTAGGGTAAGTCCCTAGAAAATAGTCACCGTTTGGGGGTTGTACACCGATATCGCCTTGTGTTTATAATCCTTCCATGTTCAACGCACAGATGACGTGCAAGGAGTTCAACATGACAAACACCACACAAATTGATCGCAACAAAAACATCCGCAACTATGTGCTTGAACAGTACATAGCTAATGGCGGCAAGCATCTTTTCATTAGCGACATTGCAGAACAATGCAAGACCAACGCAAAGACAGTTCGCGCCGCATTAGATGAGCATCTGAACGGCTTCGTGTATGGAGAAGCTGATCGTTGGAGTGGCTCCACTTTTTCTGGCCGTTACATTCAAGCGTGGAGTGTTGAACCATCAAGCAGTCTGTTGGTGCAAACAATCGTTGCAGCTCGTCAAGGAGCCTGATCATGACCCCCCACACCGGCAAATTCGTCGCCTACTTCCGAGTGTCCACCGACCGCCAGGGCCAATCAGGTCTTGGCCTTGATGCACAGCGCCAGGCTGTTGCCCAACACGTCGGTGACCAGGAGCTGGTTGCTGAGTTCACAGAGATCGAGTCTGGCCGCAAGACCGATCGCACAGAGCTGGCTCAAGCCATGAGCCTGGCCAAGCGTACAAAGGCAGTCCTTGTGATTGCCAAGCTCGACCGCCTTGCTCGTAATGTCCACTTTATCTCTGGCCTCTTGGAGTCTGGCGTGCCATTCGTGTGCGCTGACATGCCAGAAGCTGACCGCACGTTTTTGCAAATGTCTGCAGTGTTTGCCGAGTGGGAAGCACGCAAGATCAGCGAACGCACAAAGGCTGCTTTGGCACAAGCCAAGGCCCGTGGCACACGCTTGGGTTGCCCAACGCCAGAAGTTGGCAGCGCAGCTGGTGTGGCCAGCATTAAGACCAAGGCAGACGCCTATGCAGCACGCATGCTGCCAATGGTGCGCGACATCCAGGCACGCCTGGGTGCAGCCACCCTCAGAGACATTGCCAATGAGCTGTCAGCTCGTGGCATTGAAACCGCCAGGGGCGGCACAGTCTGGCACGCAAGCCAGGTTTCCAACTTGCTCGCAAGAGCTTAATTAAGGAGAGAAGCATGAAAGAAAAACTAATCGATGCAGCCTACGTTGTGGGCACGTTCCTGGTCTTTGGTGGCTGGGGTGTTTTGTTGGCATGGAGGGGCTGATCATGAATACCAGATTCCTGACTCACGTTCGCCGCATCTTTGCCGATTACGATGCACCGCCTGCCGTAATCCGCTCGTACCAGCTCCAATGGGTGCGATCTGTTCGCCGGCTTGGTGACAATTGGTTGATGGCCAAACAGGTTGAAAAGATTCAATCATGAAGGCAATTGGTCGCGACATAAAGCAGCGCCAGCTCGATATTTTTGAGCAGCGTGATCACCAGTTCTTAGAACGGTGCCGGGCGCTGGCCGTGGTTCTGTGCAAGCAGCAGGGCCAGGTGTCCATCAATGACATCAGGCAGTTCATCGAAGTGCCATCAGGCGTACATCCATCGGTGCTTGGCGCCGTATTTAGAACCAAACAATTTACAACGGTCGGCTTCACTGAAGCTGTCCATCCTCAAGCACATGCGCGGATTGTGCGTGTGTATTCTCTTGCAACAACAAAGGAGTAAACCATGGCCGGAAAATTAACCGATGACAAGTCAATGAGCGCCAGCAGATTGCCGGGGCTGATGGGCTTTAGCAAGTACAGCACGCCCAATGATGAGCTGCAGTTCTCAATCAACGCCATCGATGGCAAAGAACGCCCCGACATTGGCAACGAAGCCATGGGCTGGGGCAACACCCTGGAGCCGGTGATCCTGATCGAGGCAGCCAAGCGCCTGGGGATCACCGACTTCGACACCGAAATCAACCAGGCATACACCCACAGCAGCGTTGCGCTGTCGTGCAGTCTGGACGGCGTTGGCAATGGCACCGGCCAGGAGATCACCACCGACCCCGACAAGGGCATTTTTGTGGTTGGCCAGGATTCTATTGTGCTCGATGGCCCAGGCGTGCTGGAAGCCAAGCTGACCAAGACCATGCCAGAGGACGTGCCTCACCTGGCGCGTGGCCCAATCCAGCTGCAAGGCCAGATGCTGGTTACCGGCCACAAGTGGGGCGCTGTGTGCGTGCTGTACCAGGGCATCGAGCTGCGCGTGTTCCTGTTCGGCCCGCACTACGACACCCAAAAAGAGATCGTCAAGGCCGTGCTGCAGTTTGAGAGTAAGCTGGACAAGTACCGCCGCAGCGCTGAGATTGACTGGTATCCACCGGCCAGCAGCAAAGAGCTTGACCGCATCTACCCACAGGCTGTCATCAAAGAAGAGATCGAGCTGCCAGGCAGCGTCACCGACCTGGCCAAAGGCATCTTAGAAAACAAGGCAGCCATCAGAGCAGCCGAGGCTCACATCGAAACAGCAGAGAAGCTGATCAAGGCGCAGCTGGGCCAGGCAGAGAAGGGCCGGGCAGGGCAGTACGTCATCAGCTGGCCAATGCGCAATTTCAAGGCAGCAGCCGAGCGTTTGGTGCCGGCTAAAGAAGCGTACAGCGTGCGTCAATCCACGCTGTCAATTAAGGAGTGGCAGTCATGATCTGCACACTCATTGCAATTGGCTGCCTGATGATCGGTGGCACCGTCGGCCTGCTGGTTGCTTCGCTGTGCTTCATTGCAAAGGACAACTGACATGAACCTACCAGACCGCCCAGCCATCCGGCACGCATACGAATGCGCTGTTGTGGCACTGCTCAATGCGAGCGACGCAACCGAGGAGGAGGCCGAAGCGTTTGTCGATGCGATGGCCGGCCTCATTTTTACAACCATGAAACAGTACATCGAAGAGGAAAATCAAAATGCAACTGACAACCACTAACCAGCGCGGCTTCGCGCCAACCACCCTCACAGAGGCCATCCAATTCAGCGAGATGCTGGCCAGCTCCAGCATGGTGCCCAGGGCATATCAGGGTAAACCCAATGATGTCCTGGTCTGCTTGCAGTGGGGTTATGAGATGGGCATGGCACCCATGCAAGCGCTGCAGAACATTGCGGTGATCAACGGCAAGCCCAGCATGTATGGCGACTCACTCATGGCC